GAAATGTACTATTACACCAAGATCATTAAGGACCACAGATTGCGTGCATTGTTGCAGATGCAACTAAGAAACCATGGGTCCACTAAGCATGGCACCAAGTACTTCGTTCCGGGAACTAGAATGTCCGGAGACATGAACACTGGCTTGGGAAATAACATTATAAATTTCTGCATGTTGAGACAGTGGTTGTTGAGTACAGGCGTCCGTGGTGCTCTCTACTTGGATGGTGATGATTCTGTAGTTATCATAGAGAGCGATGATGCCTATAAGCTCCAAGATCCGGAGCTGTACTTTCAACAATTGGGGCACGAGACACGCTATGCACAGGTAACAGCTGAGTTTGAGGAAATTGAATTTTGCCAGAGCAAACCAGTTTGCCTAGATGGAGAGTGGCGGATGGTTAGGAACCCTTTCAGAGTGCTGGCAAGACTCAGCTGGACGACCAGAAATTATGGTCGCAACTTTATCCCGAGGTTGGTTCGATCAGTAGGGATGTGCGAGTTGGCGTGTAACACAGGAGTGCCTGTCCTGCAAGCTATGGCATGCAGGCTGATAAAGATAGGTAGGGGAAGATACTGGCAGCACCTACCACAACATGACAGAGCCATGCTGGAGTACATGAAGCCTCCAAAGGCCAAACCATTGCCCATTACCATGGCGACGAGGGAAAGCTTTGCAGTGGCTTGGAACATCAGTGTCGCTAGGCAACTATACCTCGAAAAGCAGATGGAACAAATACGGCTTGGAAAGACCACCAAGCGAGATTGGGATATCTATTTTGATTTTCTCCAATCCCACAGCACATCGTAAATCACAGTATTTACATGAGTTCGCCAAGGAAGGCTGGAGCTCAAGAATTAGCTCATAAAAGAGCTGAAAAGGCTGTACAACAGTCTAAGAAGAAGTCTGAAAAGAAGGCGAAGAAGGTGAGACTCGCAGCTGAAACAGCGGCCATGGGCAACGCCAAGTACAACGGGCGAATCTACCAGAGGAAGGCAGGCAGAATATCCGAAGCAGCGCCACGTCACAAATCAGAAGCAGCGAAGCTAACAAGGATGTTGGGTGGGAAGGACAATGCAACAACATTTGCCCATATTCTCAGCCCTGCGGACATTCAGTGTGACAAAGGTTTGCCGAATGCTGGGATGCCTAGAACGAAGGCCATGACTATGACCAAAACGTTTACCATCAAGAATTCAACAACATCTCCAATGAATGTGGCTATAGTCACCATTCCATCTATTGACATGCCATATTTAGTTTCTACCTCTGCTTCAACACACAACTGGACTGCAACAAATGTGTTTTCCAATCCAGTTATAACAGAGGGTACAGGAAACTTGGGAACAGCTATTGACTGGGACGGAAACATCAC